TCTCGCTCGGGCGCTGAACCATTGGAAAAGTACGCACTTCGAACAAGGCTTCGAACGCAGCAGCGCTCATAGATATACATTATTATGCGTGATGCACATCATACATATGATATAGAACACAATCACCCCTTCTCCGATGAAGAGGCTCAGCCCCCGGCAAGACACGCCGTCGTATCTAACCGAATACACCTACGGTATACTGGGAAACACCAGACAACTTAAGCATCATATGGTGCTTAAGAACTTCGCACATACGTGAGAAAACCTATGCAATATCGAAAAGACTTACCGAATGGTTATCGCACGTGCTACCGCTGTCGTAAACCTGTTCGACAGTATAGCGCAAAAGGAAATGACCGCCGGTACTGCAGCCCGACATGCCGACGCGCAATGCAAGTGCGGCGTGGGCATATCCGGCGCGTGCTTCGAGAATATGAAACGTTAGAAACCCTATCGCCTATGCAGCTCATGCGGAAGAAGAATTATGAGCGTGAGCTTGCGCAGTGGGAACAAGAACTAAAGGAGACAGCAGAGAATGCCCGGCAAAGGAAACAATAAATCTTCACGCAGTCAGCGCGGCCAGTATGAAGTCGTTCAGACAACCGCCCTGGAATACACACCCGCAGAACAACCTGAGCTACCGGACCACTTCGATTGGCACCAGCTCACCGTGGATTACTGGAATGACCTCGGCAAGCACCCGACGATGCAGAACTACACTGAGGCGCAGTGGATGCATGTTCTGGTTACTCTCGTTATGCCTTTCGACGAGTTGGTGAAGAAGAAAGAATCGAACGTTTCCGTCCTGCGCGCATCTGAGGTTTTGACCTCGAACGCGAAAGAGTTTGTTATCTCGCCGAAGTCCGTTACCGCGGCTAAGCTAGAGTTCCTGACCGGGGCGGAGATTCAGCAGCGACTCGAACGACAAGGTAACAAAGCCCCGGCACGTGAGCTGAAACGTTCTAAGCGCTATGACGACCTGCAGATAGAAGAGTAAACATGTTCGATACGTTTGCGGATGCCCCGACACGTGCGGGTTTCAAGCCGCGCCGTAAAGGCGACTTCCCTACCTTGGGGTACCTAGCGCTGGACTGGATGACAACGTACCTCTCCCGCCCAACAGTGACATACCACGCGCCGTTTGCACCTACCCGAGAGCAGGCAGAGTTCCTGCTCAAGTGGTACCGGCTCGACCCCATCACAGGTGAGCGCGTCTACAGGCGCGGTGTTATCCAACGTTCAAAAGGCTGGGGGAAGAGTCCGTTCCTCGCCGCTATTGCAGCGTTTGAAGCCCTCGGTCCGTGTCGTTTCGCGGGATGGGATGCAGAAGGACAGCCTGTAGGGCAACCGTGGAACGTCGAGCGCAAGGTTGAGATTACATTGCTGGCCGTCTCGGAAGAGCAGACCCGTAACGCCTTTGAGCCGATGAAAGAGATGATGAACGGGGACAACCTGCTCTATGCATACCCCGGCGTGGAAGTGTTAGAGACCCGTATTCTCTTGCCGTACAATGGTCTGATTATGCCCCGTACATCCTCGGCACGCTCACTGGAAGGTAAACCACAGCTGTTCACCATTGCAGACCAGACAGAGACGTGGGTACCATCAAACGGCGGGGACCGTCTTGGGGCTGTGGCGAAACGTAACCTCTCGAAGGTGGACGGTACCCTGCTGGAAGCACCGAACGCCTTCGTCCCCGGCGAGGGGTCCTTCGCTGAAACGACCTGGGAAGCATGGCAGAAAGGCCGTGCAGGGGAGACGTACCGCGATAATATCCTCTATGACTCACGAGACTGGGGCGACCCCGACTTGAACGACCCTTCTAGTATCGTTGCAGGTCTTGAGTATGCCTACGGCGATTCCCTCAAGTCCCCCACCGGCTGCAAGATTCACACCCCACCGTGCGGCGTGAACGGCTCTCCCTACCCCGGCGGGTGGGTGAATATAAACGGCGTGCTTGATGATGTGTTCGACCCCGCTACGACACTCTCTGACGCAGCACGGTACTTCGGTAACAAGCCTCACGCCTCTGCGGATGCTTTCGTACCCTACGAAGTTCTCACAGCTGCGACTGTTGAGGACCTAGAAGCCGAAGGAATAGACACTGTAACCCGGCACGACCCCGTGGTAGTAGGCTTCGACGGCTCGTGGGGACGTTCTCGCGGCGTGACAGACGCTACCGCTATCGTGGCTATGCGTGTCTCAGACGGTCTGTCATGGGCTGTACGTGTCTGGGAGCAGCCGGACAATGCGCAAGGCCGTGACTGGGAACCCCCGCGCGCGGAGATTGACGGCACCATGCGTCGATTTATCCAGGACTTCAACGTGGTTGATGGTCTCTTCGACCCTGCCGGGTGGGAAGCGCTCGCGGCTGAGTGGGAGTCCTTGATTCAGAAGAAGCGCAACGGAAACCGGCGCGCGAACAGCTCTGGATTCGGTACTATGCTCTGGCGCGGTAACCAGTTGAACAAGGTGGCAGAGGCTACGAAGGCTTTGCGTATCGCGCTCTACGAGAAAGAAGTTATGCTCACCGGCCCAAACGTTCTGGTGCGGCATTTGACGAACGCTCAATACCGTGAGACACGAGCCGGTAAGATTATGTATAAAGAGTCCCCATCCTCGGCACGCAAGATTGACGCTGCATACGCCTTGATGCTGGCGTACCAGTCTAAGCTGCGGGTCAGTGCGAAGGGATACAGGATAACCCCGGCACGCCCATCGGCGGCCCCCATGCGATTGAGGTAATACGTGGATATACAAGATTTTGAAACAGACATGGAGTACGTGAACTACCTGTACAACCGCCTTGCGGACAGGCATAACCACGTCGTAACGATGGATAAGTGGTACAAGGGGGACTCCCCGGTACCGCTGACGGATAACGCATCTGCTACGTCCACTATACAGAAAGCCTGGGCGAACCTGCAGAAGATTGCTCGCATCAACGCTGCATCCCTACTTGTAGATTCGCGTTTGCCTCGTATCAGCATTCACAGCGTGCAGTCCGCCGCTGATTCGTCTGCAGACGGGGACGACGAGATAGAGTCCTTCATGCAAGAGTCTGACTTCCGTCTCAAACTGACGGAAGCACTGCGAGACACGCTAATCTCCGGCAAGGGGTATCTCGCTCTTACCGAAGACGGGTTGATGAACCTCCCCCCAACGCACACCTATTGCGACCACGACGCAGCAGGGAACACCACGGCGGCATTAGCTATGTACGTGTCTCCCGACCGGAAGCATAAGGTCATGCTCTTCGCCCGCCCAGGGTACTACCGTATCGCTAAGGCAAAGCTGTTCTTACCTCTGCAGCAGACCGGCGAGTGGTTATGCCCTGATATGTCGGAGTTCTCTCCCCAACTCGGCAAGTGGGAGTGGGAAGAGCCTGTGCACGTCAAGGGCGAGACAGTGACTATCTACGAACTTTCCGACCAGAGCGGTATTATCGCCCGCCACCTACCAACCTTGAAGCGAATCAACCACACGATTCTGCAGCTCGGCGTGTTGGTGGCGACACAGGCGTATCGCAAGACGATTCTCTCCAACCTTCCGAAGTATGACGAAGAGGGTAACGAGATTCAGTACAGCTCAGATATGTTCGAGACTGCACCGGACGCGCTGTTGATGCTTCCAGAAGGTGTGGATATTTGGGAGTCTTCGCAAACTGACCTCAACCCGGTACGTAACTTGGTGTTGGATAACCTCAAGATTCTGGCCGCAGAGTCCAAGACACCTCTTTATATCCTCTCCCCCGATTCGGCTACTGCCTCTGCAGAGGGCGCGTCCATGCAGAACGAGCCATTGATTTTCGACATTGAGTCTTTGGAGATGCGCATTACTTCAACGCTGCGTCGTCTTTTTGCTGATGCAATGGCGGCACGCGGTGACTCTGAGCGCGCGGACGCTACGAAGATAAACATTGATTGGGTGAACCCCAAACGTCCATCGGACGTTGAGCGTATGTCGGCTGTTCAGCTGGCGACTTCGGCAGGTGTTCCACTCACGGTAGCTCTTCGTAAGTTCGGTGGTTTTTCTGCCCTTGAGGTGGCGGAGGTTGAGCGCGTTCAAGGGAACCAGGCGCTACGCGACCTTGTTGTAGCTAACGCTACAGCTTCGTATCAGCAGCAGAACCAGGAAGATGAGACAACCCCCGGCCAGGAAGACCAAAACCCTGAGCCGGACCCGAAGAACCGACAGGTACTCAACAACACCTCACCCTCTGCCAACATTGCTAACCAGAACAATGGTGGGGCTGTCTAATGGCGACTAGTGGATTCTATGGGGAGCTTTCTAACGCGCATTCAAAGCGCAGCCGCTCTCTGGTAGAGATTCTGGTGCAGTGGCTCTTCTCTCGGTGGCGCTCAGCCCCTATGACGGCCAGTGCCACGCAAGAGCTTATCGACGATACAGTAGAGAAAGTTCTTGACGTGATGGATGACGTTCGCACGGACGCAGACGCTTTTCTCACGGAGGTACTGGAAGCTGAGGGGGTACCGTTCCCACGTAACATACCCCCGGCACGGGACGGCTCGTATCCCCGTCGTTCCGTCTTGCCGGAGGATGTGTGGGAGCGCCCGGTGAATGAGTACCGTGCCGCGCGGAACAGCGGCGATTCACATCAAGAAGCTATGCTCAAGACCCTAGCGCGTGTCCGTCAGCTGGCAGACGCGGACGTGCGTATGGCGAACCGCGCTCGCGCGGCGCAGGTGTATGAGGCTGCATCACCGAACGGTGTTATCGGGTACCGACGCATTATCCACCCGGAGTTATCGAAGACAGGCACGTGTGGTCTGTGCCTTGTTGCGGCTGACCGTTTGTACAGTACGAATCAGCTGTACCCACTGCATGATAACTGTAAGTGCGAGACGTTGCCCGTAACTAACACGTCCGACCCCGGCTTGAAGCTGAACCGTGAAGACCTGGATTACATCTACCGTGTTGCGGGCGGTAACACAGCAAGCAAACTCTCGAACACGCGCATTGCTGAGTACGTCTCGGGGGAGAAAGGTCCGGTGCTGGCGCGCCGTATTGAGAAATCTAAATCTGGTCTCACGCCGAAGAACGAGCAGTACGCGCTATCAGGGGACGATGCAGAGCGCGCTTCACACGTGTGGACCCCTGCAGAGGAAGTTATCGGGGCGCAGGACGAACTCGCCGCTCTGCGACAGCGCAGGGCTAAGCCTCGTAAGCGCCGACTGACGGTGCTAGAAGAACGTATTGCGTATTGGGAGAAGCAAGCTAGGAAACATTCAGCATGATTCGATTAGTGACTGGACCCCCGGCAAGCGGGAAGAGTACATACGTTCGAGAGAACGCAAAGCCAACTGATGCTATTATTGATTTAGACTTACTGGACGGGGATTCTGCGCTTCGTGCCGCTCTGGAAGAGAGTTTGCACTTGAAAGGTTCTCGAACAGATGTTTGGGTTTGTCGAACCCTACCAGACCCGAAAGACCGAAATGGTTTTGCGGAGTACATCCAAGCCGACGAGGTTGTGTTGCTTGATGACTCGACAGAAGACGAGTTGATAGCCAGGCTCGAAGGCACAGAAGATGCTGAGGCCCGACGCGAAGGCATTCGCCGGTGGTTCTCACTCAACCCCCGAAATGGGGAACGAAAGGAAAACACATCAATGTCTGAAAATTCAACCGCATCTGAGGCCCAGCAGCCCGCAGCCGAAGAACTTTCTACCCCGGCAAGCGGAGACCTGCAGGCACAGGTGGAAGAACTGACTAAGAAGGTTGAAGAATGGAAGAGTCATTCACGGACATGGGAGAAGCGAGCTAAAGAATCGCAGCATAACACCGGGTCTGAACAGACCAATGACGGTGAACAGCTGAAAAATCTACAGGAAGAGTTCGCTACCTTCAAACGTGAAAGTGCTCTGCGTATCGCAGAGTCCGAAATTCGCGCGGGATTGAGTGGACGTGGGCTGTCGAATTTGCAAGGATTTTTCGACGGCTTGGGTGCTGCATCGTTCCTCAATGACGCAGGCGATTTTGATAAAGACAAGTTTGAGTCCATGCTCAGCACTCTTGCAGAATCGGTGAAGCCTCAGACAGCGAACGGTATTCCTTCCCTCTCCGGCGCGCCCGCTTCGGAGGGTAGTTCCAAGAACAGCTTCGCCTCGGGTGCTGCGGCATTCCGGGCTAAGCAGAAGAAATAGAAAGGTTATCGACTATGCCTAACCTGCATAGCACGGTTATTAACCGTAACCTCCCGGCTTGGTTGTCTGGTGAGACTGCAAACTTTGAAGCGCAGTCCCTTACCCTCAAGGCAACTGACTTTGCTGAGGTTATCAAGAAGTACAACGGCGTTCCCTCTGGTTACCCTGTAACCATTGCGCAGAACAAGATTACCCCTGCTACCGCTGACCCTGATGGTTTCATCCTGTATGATTCCACCAACACTTTCAGCGAAGAGCAGGTGGCTGTCGTTGTGAAGGGTATTATTATCCTCAAGCGTCTGCCTAAGCTGGCATCCGGTGACGCGCTCGCCAAGCCCGCTTCGTCTGCACACTTTGTTTACATGGAAGGAGCGGCTAACTAATGTCTAGCTACGATTTGGATATTCTGCTTACCCCTGAGTACTTGACCGGGTTCGCACGCGAGGCATACCAGGCGCTGCAGGATGCGGCTATTGCCGAGAACTCTTTGAGTATCTTCTTCCCGGACCGTCAGGTAGAAGGCATTGACCTGAATACCCGCGACCTCAAGAAGACCCGCCCTGTCATGGCTTACAACCGCGCATGGGATGCTGAACCGGCTCGCGGTACTCTGCCTCCGACTCGTACTATCCGTTTCGAGAACATCCCTTTGACTCAGAAGTACACTCTGAGCGAGAAGGACCAGCTGCGCGCTCGCGTTCAGTCGAACGAGGTAATCCGTGAAGCGGTAGAGAACAACGTTCAGCTTGGTGTTCAGGCTATTGCTGACCGTCTTGAGTACCAGCGCGGTCAGACCCTCAACAAGGCTCAGTTCCTCGTTGAGACTGAGACCGGCGGCGTGACCGCTGACGATTGGGGCCGTTCTGCAGAGGCTACCCCCGTGGTTGCTAACAAGTTCAACGTTGCTACCACTAACGTTCTGGAAGAGCTTGTAAAGCTGCGCGATGCATACCGCAAGCTCAATGGTTTCTACCCCGGCGCGATTGTCGCTTCGCCGAAGATTCTGTTCGCTATCCAGACTCACCCGCAGTTCGCAACTAAGGTTGGCGACCACACCCGTCTTGCTACTGTTGATGAAGTCAATGGTATTCTTGCCGGGCAACGTCTCCCTGCGATTACTGTTTACGACCGTCAGGTACAGACGCACTCCGGCCCAGTAGATGTGCTGGACCAGGATAGTCTGTTCTTACTTCCCCCGGCTGGAAGCCCCATCCTCGGCGAGACCGTGTTCTCCCGCACCAACACTGCGGTGAACCTCGGCTGGCAGGGTGTAGACGGTCAGGGTATCGTTGCAAACATTATCCAGCGTCCTAACGTTGCGTCTCTGCGTGACGTAGTGGTGGACTCTGTGGCAATGCCTGCACTCTACGCACCTGATGCTGCGTTCAAGGCTCAGGTGCTCTAACAACGACTAAGGAGCAGAACAAATGGTAACTAAGCAACCAACGTACATCTTTGATGAAAACGGGGAATTACACTTTCTCCCAGAAGGGAGTGAGCTTAGCGACCACGTTCTCTCCCAAGTCAGCAATCCGCATGTGACGGGGCTATCCGTGCCAGAGGGGAACGCTTCAACGGAAGATGAACCCTCAGACAAAGCTGAGGACGAAGAGAAAAAGTCCCCGGCACGGAAGCCCCGCGCACGACGTAGCACAGCTAAGAAGTAAGGATTTACCCCCGTGAGTTTTGAAGTAACCGTTGATGACGTGTACACCGCGCTAGACGGCGACGTGACCGACAGGACTGAGAAGTTTATCCAGTCTAAGATTGAGGAAGCGTTAGCAATTCTCGCGGGGGTTTGTCCGCGCCTTAGTGCTATCATCTCCGGCGAGAAGGAACCAGATAAGCTCATGGCCGTGCGTATCCGTGCCGTCGTCGTGGCGGCTGTTATGCGCGTTATCAAAGATGACCGCAGCGGGTACACCCATGAGAAGGAATCGGCCTACGAGATTACGATTGACCGTATCGCTCAATCCCCAGATATTTGGTTTACAGACAAGGACCTAGAGAAGCTAGGATGTAAAGACCGACCTAACCCCATTGGTACTGCAAAGCTCGGGGTGAGCGGGATGTTCACCGCGACCACCCAGAACAGGTGGTACTGCAATTGAGCCTTATCTCTCAGCCCCGGCACGTTATTGATTTGTATCCAGCGCATACCGTGATGCAACCGGACGGTATGCCTTCATTGGAGTACATGCAGAAACCTATCCAGGTGCGCTGCAACTTCCAACCTATTGCATCAGATAACCTCTCTCGAACCTCTTCGGTACGCGAAGAGTACTACGGCTCTAAACTCTCGACGACAGGGGCGCTCACAACACCCCCCGGCACGTTCGACAAGATTCGCCGACAGCTTCCCGAAGAGTATCTAGACGAGTTCCCTGTGAACTCCATTGTTGTGTACACACCCGGTAAGTACACCCGGCAAGCCGGGAACAAACCTAACCCTACTTCCAACACGCCGCTGATTTATTCTATTGACGCGCGAGAGGTAGTGTTCCGCATGGGTGTGCGTACACAGCACGATAAGGTGTCTATCACTCGCGGCAACGCGAAAGACTTTGTTGGGGTGGACTTTGGCAACTAACGGAATAGAACTGTACCGCACGAACTCGAAGCGTGCGGCTTCTTTAGTGTCTACCCGCTCGCGTGCGCTGGATATTACCGCTGAGGCTATCAAGAACGACGCGAAGGCCGCCGCCGAGCCGTACCGTAAGAGCGCTACGAACTCATACGTAGACCACTTCAAGGTGAAGCGCTCTCTCTACAAGGGGCCGCAGCAATACCCCAACATTCCGGTATGGGACCGCGTTGTCTATAACGACGACCCGGCGGCGCACATCATTGAGCTTGGTATCGCAGCGAACGAGCTGCACTTCCGTGACGGGCGAACACAGGATGTTACCCATTTCCAGAGGGGTCACTTCTTCCTGGTAGGTGCAGCAGCTAAAGCTGTTGCTCTTGCAGCTCTCACACGCCCGCAACCCTCAGCACAGAAGTCGAACTGGGACTCCCGGCGTGCGAATGCCGCTATCGACCGTTCCGGCTCGCAGGGCACTCGTCATGGAGGTTACTAAATATGACAAATTCAATATTAGACTTATCGGTGCTCAACCAAACACTACTGTCTGAGTTCGCACCGGGGCATGTTCTGCAGCATGTACCATCAGGGAAACTCCCGGCATGGTGGATTCAGCATCACGTTCTCTGGGCAACCTACACGCCGGTGAACGCTGAGGAAACCCTGTGGAAGCTGATGATGAATACACGTATCCGTGTGTATTCGCCCCGTACAGGCAAGCTCGCACGCATTTCTGCAGACAGTATCAATCTTCGCGTGCACTCGTTCATAGAGGCGAGTGTGTCCGCAGGTAAGCAAATCTTGGGGATTACACTTCGAGATTATAAAATGGGACAAGCACCCATAACAGAGTTCCAGGTATCAGCCGTTAAAGCTGTGACTGGTGAGCAGTCAGACAGCACCCTTACCTTGACTGCCTATGCACCGAAAGAAGTTCTTTTTGGTGACGTTGATATAGAAGACCCCTCAAAGGTTCTTCGTGATTTAGGAGTACTAAATGGCTAAGCCAGTAGCTTATAACCCGAGCGAAGTTCTCGCGCCGGATTTTGTGACCGTGCTAGCACCTGCTACCGGCACGTTTGCACCTCCGCCCAAGAGCGGTGCTGTGAAGAAGTTCAAGCCCGATAATGCTGAGACCTACCCCGACGGGTGGGCACCCATCGGCTTGACTTCCGCTGAGACCCTGCCGTCCTTCGCATCTGATGGTGGCGACGCTACCGTTCTGGATACCGCAGAGGTTGCAGCTGTACGTAACATCCTCGGCACGGTGACCAACACCTTTAGCTTCGTGCTGCATTCCTTCAACAAGAAGGTTCTGCAGCTGACTCAGGGCGGTAACGACGCTTCCACTATGGAAGAGAGCAACGACGAGATTATTCAGTGGTCCGGTAACAAGCGCCGTACCGTGAAGACCTCGCTACTGTTCATCCGTGCTGACTCTGAGATGACCGTTTTCGATTACATCGCTAACGCAGAGGTAGCAGCGGACGGACGCGGCGAGACCTCGAAGGGTGCACTTGCACCTATCCCCGTCAAGGCAACCATTCTTGCACCTACTGCAGAGCAGGTTACCCAGGGCGCGAAGGATGCCGTGGCGACCATCATCCCCAAGAAGGATGCCGCCGCAGCAGGCAACCCAGCACGCGCGGGCGGATAGTACATACGTGCTATACTGTGCCTGTGGCTTTTACGAGTCACAGGCACTTTTCTTTTACCTTTGAAAGGAACACATAATGAGCATCCCTAAGGGAATTACTATCGGTCCCGACGGCTTGGCAACACCTATCGCCGCTGAGTTCGCGCCGGAAGCAGATAAGTACAACCGCCGTATCCTGGGCGAACAGCAGCAAATCACAGCCGTACCCGCGCAGCCCGCCGTACCTGCGCAGCCCGCCGAAGCAAACGCAGACCCCCTGCGCTCGCTTGACGAAATGACCCCCGAGGATATTACTGGCGTACCGCAAGAGACCTCCGGCAAGGGAGACGAGCCTACTACCGAAGACCCCCGCAAGAGCAAGTTGTACGCTTTGGTAACCCCGCTTGAAGAGCTGAAAGGCACCGTAGCCTTGCAGCTTATGTCTGAGGCGGTCAGTATTTGGGAAGCAGTTTCCTCTGAGGACGGCCAGGAAGAGTCTCTCAGCTTGAACCTCACCGCTACCCGTGTACTGCGTGAGGTCTTCACCGAGCTTATTGTGCCCGAAGACAAACGTGAAGAGTGGGAATCCCACGACACCCTGGCAGGGATTGCTGAGCAGTCAAACTTCATCTCTGATTATGTTGGTGAAGTGGGAAACGTTATTCGCTCTTTAAATATCTAACTTCACAGCCTGTTATATGCGCGGACTTTATAGCCCTCTACGGCTACGACCCACTGCGTGAATGGTCTAGCCGGGATAGCAAGGTAACTCAAGCCCTGCTGTCCCGGCTAGGCTTTGAAGAGCGAAGCCTATACAGGCACTCCCTGCCAGAGCCTACAGCCGAAGAGCTTGAAAAAGCCGAGAAAGACTCAGACCCAAAGGATAAATGGTTTGGGTACTCCCGGCAAGAGGTAGCCCTCAAGACTCTGATAGACCAACTAACTCAGTTCCGCAACCTCTACATCACAGCCAATTCAGACAAGAACACGAAGGCTCCAGAGTTTGTGGAATACCCATCCCCGTATAATGATAAGCAGCGCATGAAACCGAACTTCTCCGAAGAAGAAGTTCAAACTGCAATGGAACGGCAAGCAATGGCTATGGCTATGGTTGTCGATATTAAAGATGGTGCGTCTTTCTTTGCGGGGGGTGAAGAAACTCCCGAAAGCGAGCCGTCCGATAGTAAGGAGAAAGGGCTAGAGTAAGTGGCCGCAGGAAGTTTTGAAGCCGGGCGCGTACACATTCGCGTCCTTCCCGATGCGGAGAATTTCAACCAGAAACTTCGCCCCGTCCTTGAGAAGGCGAAGAAACAGGCAGAGCGGATTATGCATATCCGGGTTACACCGGAGCTAGACCGCTCTGCCTTTGAACGTCTAAAGCAGCAGCTTCGCGAACTTGATACTAAAATCAAGGTCAAAGCTGACGTAGACACAGACCAGATGCGCACCCGGCTAGAGGAAGCCACCAAGGGTAACCGCGCCGTCAAGATAAAGGCGGACGTGGATACCGCGCATGTGCGCACCAAACTTGCCGAGGCTACGCGCGGAGGCCGTGCGGTCAAAATAAAGGCAGATGTTGATACCTCACGCGTCAAGAAGCAGGTAAAAGAGTCAGTAGAGCGTGTACAGCCTCAGGTGAAGCCGAAGCTCACCCTAAAGCAGCAGCTCAACGAGATGAAAGAAGCGTTCAAGTATCACTTCGAGATACCGAACGTAAAGGTGAACACCGCAAAGACTCTGCATGAGCTGCACGAAGACATTGCGAAGAACCTGCCTAAGTCTGAACTGAAAATACCTGTCAAGCTGGACGATAACGTGTTCAAGCGCGAACACAAGCGCCTGATTGACGAACTCAAGAAAACACCTGCTACCCCCGGTGTGGAACTCAAAGCCGGGTTTAGTCGTGATACCTTCCGGCAAGCTACGAAGGGGTTCCAAGAGTTCAACTCTGCCATTGAGCGAAACGCTGAACGAAGCGAACGCCGCGTTCGTAAGATGTCTGAGCGTATCCGTGACCTTGCGGACAAGATGGTAGACGGTTTCCATCATGTCATTGATGGGCAGTTCGAGATTGACGGTGACGATGTAACAAACGAGTTCTTCGACCACTTTGAAACGCGGATGGACCGTGTTCGGGAGCATCCTATCAAGCTCTCTGACCTTATTGTGCGCGGGGATAGCTCACCCCTGCGTGAGCATGAGAAGTCTATCAATCGTATTCTCGATGTAAACCGTCGTCTGCTCGGCCAGAATGAGCAGTGGCGACAGTCGCTACAGAGCACTCGCCGTCCTCTACAGCAGCAGGAACGCGATATTGATAAGGTTATCGACGCGAACCGTCGTCTGCTCGGACAAGTAGAGAAGTGGAAGCGGGTCTCCCAGATACCCGTCTCTACCTCTGGTCTTATTCCTGATGCTGCGGCTACCCGTCGTATGAGCGAAGTATCCCGGCAAGTGCGTAAGCAGTCCGAAGCGTTCAACAAAGCCCGGCGTGAACTTGAGCACCTGAGCAAAATCCAAGGTGTGTTCAACAACCGCGCCAAGGATATGATGAAGGTGGACTTCTCACGTCCTTTCGTTGGCTTCCGCTCTAACCTTAAAACGATGGAGCGCTGGAACGAAGACCTTCGCAAAGCTAACCGTCTGATGGACGAGCAGGCGAAGAAGTACCGCGAGATGGGCAACGCTAACGGCGTGCGTCGTATGCAGACCGAGATGCGCAAGGTTGGCAAGCAGCTGGAAGAGAACGGGCGGCTGATGAAGCTGTTCGATAAGTCCATGTCTGACGTGTTCACTCGTAAGCGCAAGCTGCATCTGTTCGACGATTTCAAGGCAGACGCTAAGGACTCTATCGAGCAGCTTCGTAAGAACGTAGCGCTGGCAGAGCGTCTACAAGAGAGCTTTGCGAACAAACATAGCAAAGCTGTCTCTGTCGGCAACTCCGAAGAGATTGACCGCTGGGCTGATGCGTTCGAGCGCGCCGGCCTGAAAGTCCATCAGCTACGTGAGCGCCTACACAACCTGGAACGCGCACGTGAGAAGTTCACCAACCGAGCCGCTGTTGAGCGATTCAAAGATTCGTTCAATGTGGACCACCTCAAGAATGATTCGTTCTTCCGAGACAAGCACCCACTGCACGTTGAAGTAGACCTAGATACAGCTCACGCGGAGCACAAGCTAGACGAGCTGGACGACGACCGTGATGTGACTATCAACGCAGACGCGGATACCGGGCGGGCCCGCATGAAGCTGGCGACACTGACTCGCCCCCGGCATGTGCTGATTAGCCCTAAGATTGATAAAGCAGCCGCCGCTAAGGTACTCACGGTGCTGGCCGCTATCTCCGGCGCGCGTGCTACCTGGGACTTTACTAAGAAGTTCAAGGACTTCACGAAGGACCTCGATAAGAACCTGACGAAGATTATCAAGCTGGGGTCTGTCATTTCGACAGTCTCCGCTTCGGTGCTGTCTCTGACGAGCCACATCTTCGCCCTCGGCGCGTCTCTCGTCTCCATTGCACCTAGTGCGTTCGCCCTGCCGGGTATTCTCACTGGTATCGGAGTGGCTGCGTTCGCTTCGGTAAACGCACTCAAGCAGTGGAACGACCGCATGAAGGACGTAAACGACCGGTTCTCTGAGCTGAATAATCGTGGTGCGGACAAGTTCTGGGAGCAGTTCGAGAAACCCATGAGGAACTTCATTGATTCCGTCTTCCCGGCGTGGGAGAAGGGTATGTTGGAGATTTCCGAGGCGACAGGTAGTTTCTTCGGTAAGGCCGCCAGCGCAGCTCAAGAGTTCGCTAACCAGGGAGGATTCGCAAGTATATTCGACTCCGCCGCTGAGGGTATCCGTCGCATGAGCAACGGTATGGGTCCCTTGACTGAGGGTCTGCTGCGGTTCATCGACATCGGCGCTAAGTTCTTTCCTCGCTTCGGTGATTGGTTCACCGACATGGCGAACAAGTTCAATGAATGGACGAAGAACGCGGACATCTCCGGCGCGATTGACAAGGGTATTTTCGCTCTGAAAGAGTTCTGGCGTGCCGGTGAAGCAGCGGTAGGCATCCTTGTGAATATTGCCAAGGCTGCACAAGAGGCTGGTGGTGCGTCTCTGACGGACTTCGCTAACGCTCTTGAGCGGGTACGAGATAACCTTGCGTCCGTTGAGTCTCAGTGGACTATGGTTACTCTGTTCCGTGGTGCGAATGACGCGCTGAAATCTCTCGGACCGGCGTTTGAGTATGTCGGCAAGATGCTGCACGATACCGCAGAGACCATCGCTTATGTGATGAACAAAATCTCAGAGACTATCGTCTCTTGGGTCAAGTTGATTACTGAGGCATTCTCTACACCTGCATTCCAGGGCGGCATCCGTGATGCTGTGGATGGTATCTCGAAGGGTATGGCCGCGCTCTCGGAGCACTCCGGCCCGCTTGGAGAAATCCTCGGCTCCCTCGGCTCGATTATTGGTAACATGGCTGAGCACTTCTTGCCGGTCTTCGGTGCAGCCCTCGATGCACTCGCGCCTATCTTCAAAGGCTTGAAGGAAGCCTTGGATGCAGTGGTTCCGATTCTTGCCGAAGGTTTGAAGAATGCTATCGAGTGGCTGGGTCAGAACATCGGTCCTCTCGTTGAGCAGTTCGGTCAGTGGGCACAAGCTAACCCTGAGCTGGCAACTGCCCTCGTCTTGGTAGTAGCAGCTGTGGGTGCGTTAGTGGCAGCCCTCGGCCCGATTGCAGGTTTGATTACGGGTATTGGTGGGGCTATATCTGGTATCAGTGCTATTGCTGGCGGCGTGAGTGAAGTAATAGCAGCGTTTGGTGCTGGCGGTACGCTTGAAGCCGTGGGTGGTGCTATCGCCGCAGCTGCGGGTCCTGTGGCCTTGGTGGTAGCGGCTATCCTTGCTATCGCAGGTGTATTCATTTACCTGTACAACACCTCGGAGAATTTCAAGAATCAGATAAACGACCTCGGCCAGAAGATTCAAGAGTTCTTCGAGCCTGTAGCGAAGTTTATTAGCGAGCAATTAGCACCGGCTATCGGGGATGCTTTCAAGTCCATCAGTGAGGGTTTCACAGGTCTTATGAGTGACTTGGAGCCACTTGCTTCGGCTATCGCAAGCATTGTTGGCGGCATCATCCAGGTAGCCACGCCAATAGTTGAGTTCTTCGTGAACGCTTTTGGTCCGCAAATTGCTAACGCTGTTCGGTTCCTCGGCACGACGCTGGGAATCATCTTTGACGGTATCGGAGCAGCACTCAACGTATTCGGGCATTTAATTTCCGGTGCTATGAAACTCATGACGGGGGACTTTGATGGTGCACGAAAGGAAGTTGAGGCCATTTGGAACCGCATCAGTGAGTTCTTATCGAACACATGGAACACCATTGTCGAAGGTATCCGAGGTTGGCTTCATGGTCTGATTGATAACATGGATAACTTCATGCCGCAGCTGTTGGGTATTACCAAAGAGTCTTGGCAAGGCTTCAAGGACATTATCAAACAAAAGGTGGACGATGTTATCGATTTCATCAAGACCTTCCCGAGCAACCTAATTAATATCTTCAAGTCCATAGACCTGTTCCAGTCCGGCCAGGCTCTTATCAATGGATTCAAGAACGGTATTGTGAACGCCTTCAATGGTTTGAAGAACACAGTGAAGAATGGACTATCTAATATCCGTAAGTTGTTCCCCTTCTCTCCCGCGAAGGAAGGTCCGTTCTCCGGCAGGGGATACACTACCTATTCCGGTCGGGCTTTGATGCGGGACTTTGGTAACGCGATTCTCAAGGAGAGCGCGAACGTACAGGATAAAACCGCTATGGCGTTGAGCCGGGTACAAGGGGAGTTCAACAGCTTCTCGCCGAAGGTTCCGACTGCGAAGCTCGGTATCAGTGCTGCGACTTCCCAGACGTTGGATGTGAACACCCAACTATCCTCGGGAGCAGCCGCTAAGTCTATGGCTACTGCGCTCATGACCGCTATGGAAGATGGGGTAAAATTGTCTCTAGACCCACGCAGTAATGAGGCAATTTTGAACTTCAACGATAGTGGCCGCCGGTCCCTGAGGCGGTAAGCAACGAAAGGATTATGAACGTGGCATCGAAGGATTTCCAAGCTACGCCGGTAGAGCGTTTCAACCAGGACGGCTTGGCCTACGATGCCACGTTCATGATTGAAGGCGGTAAGGCTTTCCCTGTCGCCTTTGGTGAGTCCATCTCACAGCAGGAAGACCAATCGAACGTTGCGCTCTTTACCTCGGCACGTGGGCGGCGCTCTGTCGCGTTCCGAGGTAAAGCACCGCGCTCATGGAGCGTAAACATGAACATGCCGTGGGATTACACGTCTATGCTGGCAACATACGTAGAGTCCCAGCGTACCCCCCGGTTCCTTATGACCCCCTTGGCACGCCGGAATAACATTATGGCCCCAGCAACAGAGGGTCCTACGTTGTGGGTGGGCTCTGTTGGAGATTCGCCGAACAAGAGCTTTGGGTCTCTTATCGAGAGTTCTTATACTACGCAAAACGGATACTACTTGCCTACATATTGGGCCGACCCCGCGATAGGCAACACCATCTTCGGAAATGAGACTTGGGTCATCCCCGGCACGACGGTGCGGTTACGTGTCTTCGCGCGTGGTAAAGGGGTAATACGTTTATGGGGTAAAAACGGAAGCACCTTTCTAGATACCCCTTTGGTTAGGCTGAACGTTGATTCAGAAACAATGGTTGAGTACATCTCCAACCCCATCACTATTCCTCAGAACGTACAAGCTATAGTAGATAGCTACGAAAACATGAAAGAGTACACTCCTATGCAGATGTGGATAGGTACTCACGTGCCGCCTATCTCCCCCCGGCTAGGGGCGTGGGCTGTTATCAAAGACTTCGGGTATTCCCACGAGGTTTTCGTTCAGAGCAAACTCATAAAATCATCATTCACAATATCGGAAGTATGGTAACCACATGACTTTTATCGCCCGTCGTACAGACGAGTATTTGCAGTGGCAGGGCAAGGAATACCCTATTAGTAACGTGAAGGTAGAACACGCTTTCCACCCCGTGCCTTCCGATATTTCTCCCTCGACTCAGACTTACTTACGAGTTAGCCTAGATATTGACCTCTCTGGTGGTTCAGCGCAAGGATACCCTTCGCCGTTCACCGGCGCGTACCCACACCGAGGGGACTACGTTACCCTCGTTCTGCAGCAGGTAGACGATGAGATTCAGAACCTCACTGGCGTGAATAATAAGCCGCGTGCTAACCACACCATCAAGCGCATGGATATGCTTGTAGACTCTATTGAGTTTGGAGAAACATCTACCTCACTTTCACTGACGCAGCGCGTGGACGGATTTTCCAATAAGATAAACGCTGACCCTGTTTACCACTGGCGTAATCAGTTCTACGGCTGGCTTGTCGGCCAGAAAGAGAAGTTCTTCGAGGACGGTCAAGCGCTTCGCTATACCAACCCCGCACCGGCGTACAAGATTGGTATAGCTCTTGCCGCCGCAGGATATACATACGCGCCCCCAGCAACACCACTCACTGTCCTGAGCCTGCCTATCTTCGGGTCTTTCTGGACTAACCAATGGGATAACCCTTGTTACGTTCAGGATTACCGGACATGGAATGATATTGTCGGGCCGGAAGGTCAGATTGGAAACCTAGATAATGGTGCAGACCTAGGCTTTACCGTGGGTGGGTACTCACGTAACGGTGTAGGAGCTTCCGGCGAGGTTGTGCAGTCTCGCTCTAACCGGGACCGCCTACAGCCGCCGCATCTTTGGTACTCTGACGGCGGCTCGTGGATGACCGAGGGTATTATCAAGGTTGCTCAGACGCGCCGCATCGGCCCGTTCGGTATCCCTCAGGAACACCGCAGGTCTGATATTTTCGCGTCCTGGATGATTCGCTGGGAGCCGTCTCGTGAACACATGGACAACCTGTACCAAGTGAAAATCATTACCGAAGACGGGGCTGGCGCGTCCGTTCGTTGGGACGACTCCGGCAAGGTGGAACTGTACTTCAACCAGTATGAAGACCGCTTCCCTGAGTCCAAGGAAACTCGCGCTACTGTCATGTGGACTGGGCAGTTCCCTACGAACATAAGCACTAAGATAACTTCTGCTGTCTTGGAGCAAGACGGTAACTCAGTGCGGTTCTATGCATCTTTCGGCGGCGCTGTTGTCGATTCCGGTTTCGTTCAAATGCCACGGAACCTCCATGCCGTGGGTGGTTTAGAACGTCACCTCCCGGCATGGGCGGAGGTGTGGATTTTCAACGACGTGAAGAACGGGCGTAAGTTCCCACGTTCTGGTATCTGCGGGTTGCAGGTGTCTACTATTCCTGACAACCAGCCACAACGTAAAAAGTTCCTAGACGCGGTGCGCACTACCTATCAACAGTGGGACCCGAAGGTGAATTTCACCGCTGCGAACCGTCTTATCAACCAAACCACCATGCCGTCTCTACGCGACCGTACCGCAGGTGAGGTGCTGAAAGACCTTTGTGAATCCCTTGCTGTGGGGTGGTGGATTGACGCTGATGGAGTCGCACAGGTCTGTCCGCTTGAGAGTTTGGTATCAGGCACAAGGGGTAACGCGGGCACGTTGAACCCGTCTTATGACATAGGTTCGTTCGGGATAAGCACTGACCTGACTTTGACGTGCTCGCGTATTGAAGTCGAGTTTGCAGACTGGGCTATCTCGCAGACCCGAAAAACACAGATTGACGTGTGGAAGAAAGGCGGCACGATTGCTATCGGCGATACCATTGAAGACTTTATCCAGCCGGATGACTCAACAGAGTGGCTAGACTTGGATACTTCCGTGGAAGACCAAGGCGCACGCGATTGGTCTTGGATTGCTGATAACAACGGCTCGTTCTACGGAGGTTGCACCCTCGTATCTACACAGGTCAAGTCGGGTGCGCAAGCATCCAACGGCTTGACTCAATGGGAGTGGCGTTACGCCGCTACGATTGACTGCAAGGTGGAAGCGCTCTCGCCGTGGGTTACCAAGCTGACTCAGAAGGCTATCTCCGGCACGTTTATTAACTCTGATGGTCCTCTGGTTAAAGAAACCACGTCCAAGGATATTCAGCTTCGCACCGCCACGCACGACTACCGTCGTGGAACCAGGGTGAATAACACCGCCGCCTACGGTATCGTGGTTCCTGATATTGAACTTCCGGTGATACGTGCACGTGGAACTATGAAGCGTATCAAGCAGAAACACACAATATCCGGCGGCACGCCGAACGCACGTACCTTGACCCTTGAAGGTTGGGACTTCATAGACGATAGGAAGTTTGCCAAAGAAGTAGCGGATGTGCTCAGTCGGTATGCTCTGGACGCGCAACCTCACTTTACTAGCCTTGAGATACCCTACGACCTGAGCATAGTCCTCGGCTCGGTGGTAACCATCAAGGGCATGAATGAGTTCGGACGTGAGAACCTGTTCGGTGCTATCGTCACCGGCGTGATTTGCGGTCTTGAGCACACACCGCAAGCTAATAAGACCTCTCTTACAGTGTGGGTGTTCAGCTACGATAAGACGCTACAGACGTGGGAAGTGGTGGAAGCCAACAACGAGTCCGGCAAGCGTACATGGCAGCAGCTTGAGGACACACGCCAGCGGCAGGGCACCACATGGACGAAGGCAGAAGCGAACCCCCAGCTCTAGGAAGGAACAGATATGGGAAAAACTTCAACTTGGAATATCCACTACGACGACCCGAACGATATTGCGAAAGGGCGTTTGCAGGCCCAGAAACTAGCCGAGTCTGCAGATGCGGCTGTATCGTCCTGCAAGCAACAGGTGTTCCAGGACTACACAGGAAAAATCGCGCAAGCGGAAAACCAAGCGAATGATTACACCGACCGGCAAGTACAGGCCGCGAAGGTTGAGCGTAATACACAGATAGACTTGGTGAACAAGAACATCGAGTCTAACAAGAAGGACATTGAACAGAAGCTCTCGGATGCGACCACCGAAGCTATTAGGCGGGAGAAAAATGTAAAATCGGAGCTGCGCGTAGAGTTTGAAGACCGTGTTCCTGTGAATATGGGTCCTGACGAAACCTGGTACACCTATGTAGATGCAGCTACCCTTCCAAAATGGCCCCTTGATACAGCCCCTAACAACAGCATCATCTTCTTGTACGCTGTGAATACCGGTACGGCGTGGAACGTGTCTGTGGAGGCGGGGCAGTTCTACATCTTCAACAAAGATAAAACTGGTAAAACGCACTACGCGCAAATCTCTAACCCTTACAGTCTGACCCGGCTCGTACCGTTGGCGAACGACATCACCACGTTCTTCACAGCGGAAAGTTCCAGTACGAAGAAGATTCACACCCGGCTTGCTGAGGCTGAATCTACTATTGCGCAGCTGAAATCGGAGATAGAAGCTCTGAAAAAGAAGCAGCAGTAAAACACCGGTAGAATGGGAGTGTACTTCATCTAGTACACTCCCATTTTTCTATATGAAGGAGGTATCCAATGGCTGACGAGCCTTTGGTAACCCATGCACCCCCGCCCATCGGAGCAGTGACCGTAGCAGGGGGTCTTTCTAAGTCTGAGGTGGAAGCGATTGTGAACAACCGCATCAACTCTCTGCCTCAGCCCGCACCCGTAGTAGATGAATCGAAAATTCGTTCGATTGTGCAGGCCGAGGTACAGAAAATCCCTCAGACCCCCGGCGTGAACGAGGCTAAGGTGCAAGAGCTTATCCGCTCTGCTATCTCGCAGCTTCCCCCCGCGCAGTCTGGTATCACTGAGCAGCAGGTGAACACCATCGTATCGGCCGCTATCTCGAAGCTACCGACCCCGAAGGAAGGGTTGTCGGAACAGCAGGTAAACGGACTTATCCAGGCCGCTATTGCAGCTATTCCTGCGCCTGAGAAGGGTCTTTCTGAGGAACAGGTGAACACCATCGTTCAGAAAGCTATCGCCGCAATACCCCCGGCAAGCGGTGTGGATGAAGCTAAGGTCACTCAGCTTATCCAGCAGGAGATTGCCAAACTGCCGCCGACCCCCGAAGGTGGTCTGAGTGCAGCTCAGGTTCAGTCTGCTATCCAGACAGCTCTGACCGAAGCATCTAAGACTATCAAGTCTGAAACTCTTGCCGAGGTTGAACCGAAGATTGCTACCGCGAAGACCGAAGCTGTCTCGACCGCTAAGACAGAGACTCTTGCCGAGGTTGAACCGAAGATTGCTACAGCAAAGACCGAAGCTGTTGAGTCTGCTAAGACCGCCGTTTCTGCTGACGTGGATTCTAAGATTGCTACAGCAAAGACCGAAGCCGTCTCGACCGCGAAGACCGAGACCCTGGCCGAAGTTGAACCGAAGATTGCTACGGCCAAGACCGAAGCTATCTCCGAAGCTAAGAAGGCCACCGATACCGCTATCGCAGCTATTCCCCCGGTTGAACCCGGCGTGAACGAAGCTAAGGTACGCGAAATCGTGGACGGCAAGGTACCGACCATTACCGACAACGGTGATGGAACTCTAACCATTACTACTAAGGAAGCATAAACAATGGAAATATCAGCCCTGAACCAGGACGGGGGGTTTTCCCGGCAAGGCGTACAGGCTATTCGCTCTCTCATTATGGAAGTGCTGGCCGAAGAAGGTCTTCTCGGGAAACCCCAAGAACCGGAAGTGAATCATGTTCCGCCTACACCCGCTTCTACCCTGAACGACAAGTACGCACTTCGACAAGAGATTCAAGCAGTGCTCGGTGAGCAACCTGCGGTGAACCCCGGCGTGAGTGAGGAACGTGTGATGGAGCTTCTGGACGCACGCACGCGCGTGCTCAACACATCAGGGCGGCTCTCTGCTATCCCAGGGAACCGGTTCCTAACACATTAGACTAGGAGGTAGATACGTGGCTGAATACCAGGTATCGACTAATAAGACCTTGACTCAGCGCATTGAGTCTGAGGTATCAAAACAAGTGGCGCATTTCGAGACGCGCCAACCTAACTTCGGTTTCGTGAACGGGCAGCACTATTACAGCCCCGTCACGTACACCTGGCCCGACTATTACAACGGTGAACGCTCGAAGTGGGCTAAGTTCCTCGCCTTCGGTAACACCCTCGGTATGGTTATCCTCAACCGTGCTTCGGGGGATTGGTTCTCAAAGCGTAAGGATAATGACTTTGAGGTGCAGGGTCAGCTCGCTAAAGGTGCAGGTGCAATGCGCGTGCTGTTCTACATCAAGACCCGGCACGGGGCGAACATGGACGGCATGCCCGATACCTACCGCGAGAAGGTGCGCTCGAATCTCGGCGTGACTATGGAAGAGGTGACGAAGTTCACCAACGAGTTCATCATCAACTCCGCTAAGGCGGTGAAGGAAGACTTCGGTGACATCTTCGGTGGTATCTTCCTGGACGAGACCTCGCCGTGGTTGGACGAGACTCTGCAGAACAAGGTCATCGAGAACTACATCAACCTGTACAAGCAGCTGAAAGAAGAGCTTGGGCACGATACGCTTATCGTTATCAACCCCGGCTCGAACACACCCAAATCCATGATGGACGCTTGCGACATCGCGCTCACCTATGAGTCGGACGCGGCGAAGTACATCGACCCTGCAACGAAGTACATCCATCCAGACCACTACAAGGGCCTCCCGTCGTGGCGGTTCTGGCATGTCATACATGGCGCAACGCAGCAGAACATTGATGCTGTGTTCGCTAAGGCTGACTCGCTGGGCATTGGTAACCTTTACGTTACCGACCGAACCTTTAAAGTCGGTGACGGTTCGGAAGACCATCCTCAAGAGAACCCTTACGATATGCCACCATCGCCGTGGGTTGAAGACCGCGTTCGTGCTTGGATTAAGGGTGTTCTTCCTTTCGAGAAGCGGCTCGCCGCTCTTGAGTTGAAGATGAACGAATTAGTCACCGAAGAGGAACATCCCCAACAGTAAGGAGGAAGGTAGTGGCTACATATAATGTTCCGAACTTTGCCGGGGATTACACCGGCAAGCCGGACGCAGCGATTCGTAAACGTGCTACTACACCAACGATTACGAATGAACAGCTTAAGCAGTCGGTTCAGCAGTACCTCACGGAAAACCCCATTCAAGGTGGTTCAACGGCGCTGGTAAAGAACAGCAAGTATGCGGTGACCGTGACTCACGCGCCGTACAACGCTGACCCTACTGGCCAGCGTGACAGCCGCGAAGCTATTCAGAACGCTATCAATGATGTGTACGCCCTCGGCGGCGGTAGCGTCTACATCCCAGCCGGGAAGTACATCGTAACCTACCCGTTCATTGAGCTAAAGGGTATGGTGCAGGTCTACGGTGACGACCGCGCCACCGAGATTATCGCGGTGGATACTGTCGCCGTGAAAGAGCGCACAGGTATTTTCCACACCGGCTCGTGGAACACTCGTAAGCAGGCTAATGACCTGATGCATTTCGGTGTTTCTGACCTGTGGATTCGCGCTCGTAAGTCTGGCCGTCAGCACCAGAACTACATCCCGAATACTATCGGTGTGTGTCTGAACTCTGATATGGGGGGTAATCCACCCGAGCCGGATTCGGTACCGAAGCTGAACAACCTGACCGTATGGGATATGGAAACTGGTATTGCCATTATCGGCAACGACGACCAGGCTATGTGCTCGTTCGGTCTGCGGGTGCGTAACAGCTACCAAGCCGGGCTTATCGTTGGTAAGCCTCCCGGGCATGGTGAAGGCTCTGGCGGCGCGGCGGATAACAAGTTCTTCGGCGCTGATATTGGTGGCTCGAACCAAGGGCGAGGCAACTTCGCGGGGGTTGAGATTTACACATCTCAGACGAAGTTCGAGTTATCAACGTCGTGGTACACCCACTCCGGCGCGTCGTTCGGTCAGCTCTACGGTATCGCGGGTAACGCCGCACCTGGCGCGGACATTACCGCAGGTTCACCGGGGAGCAACGCGCGTGCAACGCAGTACCACGGCGCGGGCTGGCGCATTCGTGCGACCAAGTGCGCCTTCACAACCTGTGAAGCACAGGAAAACGGCGGGCATGGATTCTTCATTGAGTTCGGAGATAACGTGTTCACCGCGTGCCGGGGGGAGTCGTCCTCCTACGGGTCTACCGCACACGGTTCTGCTGGTAAAGACTCTAGTGCGGACTTCTATCTGTGCAACACCGGCACGGAAGGCACTGTTCTGCAAGGGTGTTCATCCCGCAAGGCACGCCCGGCTAGTGGTGGTGCTCGTTGGAGCTACTACATCGAGTCGTGGTTCAAGGGGCTAACGATTGCGAACTGTACAACACTGGATACCCCGGTACCGAGCGGATACACGCAAGCGTCTGTGCCTCTGCGGTACAAAGACCCGCAAGGTGATGGTGTATCTCTGCATGTCGGTAACTTCCGCTATCCTGCCCCGGCTAGTGGGGGTGGCGGTGGTTCCGGCGTGACCGAGGAACGCCTGCAGGCTGTTAAGCAGGAAGTTCTGAACCAGTTATCAGGTGTGCTGACGTATCAACTGGTACAGGTGGATAACCGAATCAAGCTGCGTTCCGGTGCAGCAGCTCAGTCTATGAGCGTAGACCGCTCGTCCGGTCAAGCTCTTGTGCACATGGACTTCGACATGGTATCCGTACCGCCGAGCGGGGGGACTGTATTCCGTCTCCCACCAGAAGCACCTACGCCGGTGTCTTTGAGTGAGATTCAGATTATCCCCGGCCAGCAGAACGAAGGTTCCGTTGCTATCGAAGCAGGAAGCCGAGATGTAAAGTTCTGGTCCTTTGGACCAACCGCACAGGGACGACGGTACATTATCAACATCCCTCTGTTCGGGCGTTGGGCGTAACTCTATGGTACACTTGATACGTCCTTTCGATAGGGGCTGATTTTGTGTATGCGGGGAGACCCCAGGTTGTATAGCCTGGGGTTTTCTCGTGCGCAAAATCAACCTATGCAGCGAGAGGTATACTTATACCGTAGATAACTATGTCTACACGACATTATTCACAAGGAGTTATATGTTCCTCACGGACTTAGCAGATAAACTCCGCGCTTATCAGGCACCAGACGGCAAGCGTCTGAACGTTATCGAAATTGGCGGGTGGAAGACTCGCGGTTATCAAGCCGAGGCAGGTTGGCAGCTTGACGCTGTGAACGGTGTCCTTTGGCACCACACCGCTACTGCTTCCGCTCGATACCAAACTACAGGTGCACCCACCCTGAACATGTGCATCAACGGACGTTCTGACTTGCCGGGGCCTCTAGCTCATATCGTCTTTGGACGTAACGCAGAGGTCTACGTTATCGCCGCAGGCTGGGCTAACCACGCGGGTATCGGGGACTTCCCCGGCGTGCCCACGAACCGGGGGAACGAGTTCCTTATCGGTATCGAGATGGAATCCTCCGGCGTGGCACCGGCTGACTGGACTGCCGCTCAGCTTGAGTACATGCCGGTTCTTGGTGCAGCATTAGAGCGTGGATACGGCAACGGTAATCCTAACTTCCTGCAAATCGCACACCGCGAATATGCAGGTCCCGCACAAGGAAAGATTGACCCGTCGTTTATCGACATGGATTCTTTCCGAGACAACATCAATAAGCTACTTGCTGGCGGTGCAGCTACCGTTAGCGGACAAGGAGACTGGTTCGACATGGCTACCAAAGCCGAGCTGGAACAAGTTGTTTATCATTCTCGTCGTCCTGAATGGGGTAACCGCACCCTGACCGAAATGATTCAAGTTCAAGACAAGATGCAGTGGTCCAACCTTCGTATGGTAAAGCACCTGTACAACCTCTACCGTATTGGCATCCCCGGACGCATTCGTGACGGTGCTTTGGCAGGTAAGCTGCGGGGCCTCTTTGGTTACGACGAAGAGGCACAGGGTAAGGCACGCCAGGAAGAGTTCGACCGTGACGCACAGGCTGGTTTTACCACCTTCCCTAACTAAGGTGGTAACCCGTGGTTGAGATACCTAAAACAGGTGACCCGGAGGTGGACGCATTCGTGATTATCCTAGTGTGCCTCATTATCGCAGTGCTCGTGGGGGTACGTGTCGGTAAAGTAATCTCCGGCAAGATTGAAGAGCTGCAGCAGGCGGTTCATATTGTCGGGAACGATGCACGTGAAGCGAAGCATCAGGTGAAGAACGACCACGGGACTAACCTCAGGGACGACCTGGATAGGATTCGGGATAAACTCTCTACAATAGAGACGGGTATGAAAACCTCCAACACCGCAATGCTTGAAATCCGCAACCGGCTAGACGACCTCCAACGTGAGCAAGCTAACCAGGGAAAAAAGCAACGCGATATGGAGGACACACTTACTCGCAGCTTGGACGACCAAACCGAGCTAAAGAAAGATATAGGCGGACTACGTGCCGACAATAGGCACACACAGACCCGGCTCGACCGGGTTGTGGATACAGTAGTCCTGAACGATAGGAATTTACATGGCTCTGACAACTGAGCAATGGGCAGCCGTCCGTAAAATCGTGTACGGCCTTGTCGCCCTAGCCGGTGTAGGACTAACTGCATTCGGTGTTATCAACGCTGAGCAGTGGGCAAGCATCTCTGCAGGTGCTACCGGTGTTATTGGTGCTGTACTGGCACTTCTGAACGTCAGCCCCACTCAATACAAGGCACCGCCTAGCGGTGATAGCAGCTCCGCAGCATCCTCCGCCGTCGCTGACCCCAACACTGACTATTACGCTTCCAGTGAGTACGCAGGTCAGTAATACATAAAGAGCAACCCCGGCAAGAGAGGTTCATCTTCCTTGCCGGGGTTGTGTCTACCCGTTGTTAATACAATACTCTGCAATCTCAGCTAATGCTTGAAGGTCTTTACCCAGCGTGTCGGCTGGTATCATCTCTCCATGAGACTCAAGCACTGCATACCGGAACTTGAGTGCCGATATTTTCGCGTGCATACTGTCGTATTTGTACGTCCTTGGGAATTTCTCAGCCAGCCACTCTAGTGTGTGGATACCGTTCACAGGACCGCAGTCGTCATCTCGTATGTCGATAATGACCTGCCCTGGCTTGCCGGGTGTTTTGATAATCATCGGGGTAGTTTCACTTTCCTTAGATTTGCTCGTTGGTAGACCGAGCTAATTGTTTTTTGCTCCAAGGCAGTTTCACTTTCTCTAGTTCTTCTTTGATTCCTTCGGTAGCCCGAATCATATACCGAACGAAGTTGTCACTGACGTAGTTTCGCCCAAACATATCTATACTGTCAGCTAAACCGCCAATACTTTCAATGTTTTCTTCTGTAGCGAGGATGTACCTATTTAGGGTTCCCGGTTCACCTTCGCGCCAAGGGCGTGATAACCCCTTATAAAAACTTAAAACATGATTTATATATTTATCTTCTTCCCCCGTATATAAATCAGCTGGGCGGTACCAAACTTCTATCTCTTGTATCGTGAGATAGACATTCTTGCCATGTACGTGCTCTTTGCCGTAAGGTGAAACAAGCACCAGAATCTTTCCTTCGTACCCCGACACGGGAGGCGAGACATGAGCTAAAGAGTACCCCATCGCAGCTAAGAAAGTTTTGTATGGTTGCTCGTTAAATAATGGTTTCTGGAAGAACTCTTTCCA